TGAAGCTAATTTAACAGTATCAACTAGTGGTTCTGGCTTTGCGTTGGTGTACAATGACAGTGACAACGGTTGGAGATTAAAGTATAACGATTAATTATGGCTAACTTACAAGATATAACAAATAGAAGTGAAGTAGGAACAATTAAACCTTGGGGTAAAGCTACGGCTCCTGCAGGTTATCTTTTATGCGATGGTTCAGCTGTATCAAGAACAACTTATGCAGATTTATTTACTGTTATAGGAACTACTTATGGCACAGGTGATAACTCAACAACTTTTAATGTGCCTGATCTTCAAGGTAAGTTTCCTCAAGGTAAGAGCGGTACAACTAACTTAGCAACAACTGGTGGTGCTAACACTGTAACAGTCTCAGTTACAAACAACCAAGCTGCTACAAACTCTACTAATCAAACAGTTTCTATTACTGGAAGTATTGATAATACATCTTTAACTGAATCGCAGTTAGGTTCACATGATCATACTTATGATTTATTTATGTCTCCTGCTACTGGTTTTGGTGGAGGTGCTTTTAGAGCGAACGCTCTACACCCACCAACGCAAGAGGGTAGCACTGCAAATGCAGGTTCAGGGACTGGTCACAATCACTCTCATACTTTATCAGGTACTTTAACTGGAAATATTACAACTAGTTTAACTGGTGATGTAACTGCATCAGGTACAAATGCGTTTTCACCTTTTGTAATCGTTCAATATATTATTAAACACTAGGAGGTATTTATGGCTACACAAATAGTAATTGCTAACGGAGAGAGTATCCTCGTAGATAATTCTTACCGCATTGCTTGGGCTGATAAAGGTAAAAACTGGGTTGATGGATGGTGTCCAACTAATTATCATTTTGTTGTTTGGAATAGTTTGATTGGGCAAAATGAAATACAAACAAAAGATCCTTCAACAGGTAATATGACAGGTAATACAAATTTAGATGCTACGAGTGACGCAGTCGGATCTACAACTGTTGCTGACTTGCTTACATGGGCAGAAACTAGAAAAGGTCAAATAGAAGCTGCTAAGACTTCTTTACAAAATGCAATTGAAGATGATGAAAAAAACGGAACTACTAATGCAGAAGGAAAGACCTGGAGAGATTACGATTCTAATTACTCTTAAAAAATATTTGCACTGTATATCTTAATTGTTCACTAAAGGGTGTAATCATTGTTACACTGTGAGAAATTTTATTAGAATTAAAAATCATCTTATTATATTCAGGTTCTATTACATTTAAATTATTTAATTCATCCCTCCAAAGAAAAAGACCTCCATCATCAGGATCCCAAATATCATTTAAATATATACTGCTAGCTGCTTCATGAACGCCATCATTATGAAAAGGAATAAAGCTACCTCTTCCCCATACGTAGAAAAAAACTCCTTTTATTTGTAAATTGTTATTTACAATTTTTTTATCTCTGTAAATTTTTATGAATCTATCTTTAAAATTTTCAAGGTCTAATACGCATACTTCTTTTCCTTTTGCTAAAATATCTTCATTCCAAAACAATTGATTAACTTTCCAAACATACTTGTTACTACTATCTTTTGCATAATTTACAACATCATCAATTAATTTTTGGTCTAAAAATTTTTTACAAATTTTTACCATTTATCTTTTTTTCTCTTTGTACATTTCTTTTTGTAGTATCGTCATCTTCTTCTAGTTCATAGTCTTTATATGCACCATTTAAATCCACGTAATGAACAAATAATTGATGATGCCAACATTTTTTTGGTTGATTAAATACTGGCCTCCAATGTTCAATTTTTGTACCTCTGTAAATTACACCATCGCCCACGTTAATTACTATCGGCATGTCACCCATACATAAGGGCCACTTATAATTTTTATTTTCATACTTATAATTTAAACAAATAGAAGCACTTATTTCACATTGACTTTTATCAAGATGCCTTTCTAACTCTGATCCCCCGTAGTAAACCCTGTTGTAAGAATAAATAGGTTTAAGTTTTAAATTTGTTTCGTGTTCCATAATAGGTAAAAGATGAAAAAGCATGTGTTTATATATTTCGGACTCTGATGAGTGTGCTGTAGAGGAGTTTGGACATTGTGGATCACTGTATGTTTGAGTTTTAATACTGTGAAGTGTTAAAAAATTAGCTAGATCTTTTGAAACCATATTTTTTACATATTTATAATTTTCTTTCATTAATGAATCCAGGTAATAACAGCGTGCCTATCGCCATTTGTTACAGGTGTTACAGCGTGAGGAAAACAAAAATTACTTGGGAAAACAACTGCACTGCCAGTTTTAGGTGGTACTTTGTATTCTCCACCAAAAAAAACAAAATCACCTCCATCATAATTATCATTTAAAATAAATGAACAAGTTAAAACTCTTGGATTCATGTCACCATGATCAGTGTGCTCTTTATATTCACCTGCTTGTGATCCAATATAAATTAAATGTTCATAACCTGTATCTTCAGTTGTTAAGCCTGTCCCAAAATGGTCATGATCCCTCTTATACATTTTTAAGACTTTACCCACACCATTAAACAAATCAGTTTCAAACTTATTATCTAAAGTCATTACATAACATTTTCTGTAATTTAAAACATCATCTGTTTCTTTTTCATGTAAGGTTGTGGCTTTTGCAAAATTTAGATTTTTTGAATTATCAATAATTGCTTTACATAAATCTTTATCTAAAACATTTTCATAACAATGAATATAATCTGTAATTTTTATCATCACTTGTAACTTTTCTTTTTCCAAAACATATTTTTATATCTATCTACCCACTCACTATTTAAAAGACGCAAGACTTTACTGTGTCCTTTTTCATAATAAAAACCAGCCCACATTTTCCACGACTGTCTTTTAAAAGGTATTACCTGTACCATTGGTTCACCTTTTTTAATTAAAAATTGTTTATCTCTTTTATTTAAAATAAAAGGAAAATTTATAGTATTAATGTAAGTATCTGTATCAACAACCCCCGCAATAATATCAAATCTAGGTTCTAATCTATTCATCGGTTTTATAAATAAACAGCTATAACCTGGCGCTGTTTTAATCAACCATTTATTGTGAAATTTTCCTGCATTCTCTCCAGCTGTTTTTTTCCATTCATCGGGTAATTGTGTTTGATTATGAAAACCAAAATCGTTTCTTTCTTTATTTGCTGGAGTTACAGAAAAATCATTTTCTATTGGATCTATTAAATAGTCTTGATCAAAAGGTATTATGTAACCCATAGTCAAAGAATCTAGAAATGGCACACATGTTTTTAAAGTAGGTTCGTGTAAATTGTCATTTGTAAATCTTTTAAGTTTTTTATATTCGTCTGGTATAAATCTAGATGCGGGTTTTGGATGTGGCCAAATATCCTTCATACTTTTATCTGTCGCAATGAAACTAATTTTATTTTCTAACATGTTTTTTATTTTTTATTAGTTTTTGTAAGAGAGTTTGACCGTAAGGTAAAAGTGCTTTTACATGAGATACTAAAGAGCTAGTATAAATGTTGCTTGTAGACATACTTATTAATTGATCAGATGGATCTATTTTTTTTAATTTATATGTGTCGTTTATTTTATCACTATAAAAAGCAATAATAGCTAAAGGGTCACCTCTTTTGATAATAACTTCTTGATGTTGATTTTTAATCTCAAAAGCACAATTAAGAGGTCGCACCCATTGACAAATATCAAATTTTCCTGTGATGAGTTTTAAATTAGAATGTGTATCTGGATGTTGTTGCATTTCAATAAATACTTTATCTTTGCAGATAAATGACATATCTGTATCTATTTGAAAAACAGGATTATTGTCGTTTATTTTTTCATCTCCCGTAATCTGTAATAAATTTAAATTAAAAGCGTTATGTGCTTTTTTATTAGTAAAATCTATTTTAAGTTCTTGACCAACATTTAAAATTTTAAAAGATAAATCTAAATTTGATCTGTATGTAAATTTGTTAATTACAGACCATTTGTGAGCAAAACAACCATTGTATCCTTTGTTATTTTTTACCTTTTTTAAAGGAGCAAGATCTTGCAATAAAACTTCGGGGTATTTATTTGAATTTGTAAAATAAAAAACTTCTTTCATTATTCTTTTACCAAATTAAAAGACATAGATCTTCTAATCTCTCCTTTAATTTTAGTTTTAAAAGGATAAACAGTGTGCTGCTGATTTGCTTGAAACAAATAAAAGTCACCCACTTGCGGAGTGCACCAATACACTTGTCTATCATAACCCAAAAAACAAAGCTGCCCATCGTGAAATTTGTGTTTATGTTTTGTGTCATTTATAAATTCTGGCACTTTTAAAAATAAAACACATGACCAACCATTGTGCATGGGGCCGTTGTGAACATGCACGGGATTATACTCACCCTCTTTCATGTCATTTACCCAACAACTTTTAATTTTAGTTTGAATTTGTGGTTTTTCTAAAATACCAAAGTTATTTAAAGTCATAATGTAGTCATTAATGAAAAAATTAATTTTATTAAAAATTTTTAATTTAGGCAAAATATTAATTATATTTAATTCAGTTTCTAACCTACCTGCTAAATGTTTACTTTGACTTAATAAACTTTTTTTATTTTTCTCATATTCTTTATTTAGCTCATCAATCATATCAATGGGCACTTCGTACTTTTTAATTATTGTACCGTCTACTATGGTTTTCATTCTTTTTTCTGCACTTTTCATAACATAAATTGTGTGTCAAGAAAACAATTTTAAAAATACTGTTGCAGAACAAAAAAATATGCTTACATTAGGTTCTCACCAAAATTAACAATCATAGGAGAAAATATGGAAAACGAAGACATAAATAAAGCCATTGCCTACCTTGCAGATAAGGTGAGCAAATATCACGAACGACTATTAGCTGTAGAAAGAGATACTGAAAGACACATTAAGAACACAGAGCAGCATTGTTGTGATGACTGTGTTTGTAAAAAATCTTAGTGGCGGGTTCTTTTATAAAAATAGAAGATAATTTTTTCGATAAAGATACTTTTAATAAAATTTACAGTGAGGTAGAAAGTCACGAATATTCACCACCAACTACAGAGATGTTAAAGTATAATGGTGGGTGTTATTGGTTTCAAAACAATATAAGTGGTAGTGATTTACATAATTATATTATTGATAAAATTCAAAATAAAACAAATTTTAAAATTGACAGAGAAAAAAATTGTGTTTCTAAATATATAATGTCTAATGCACAAGATAAGGCCAGGCCTCATGTTGATCATGCAGCAGATTTACAATGTTTAATTTATATAAAAGGTGAAGAGATTTTAAATAACGGCACTTTGTTTTTAGATAAAAAACAATCGTCCTTTGATATTAACACTCATGTTGGTTTTAAACAGAACAGAGCTGTTATATTTTCATCAAATAATTATCATTCTCCTGCGCAATTTTTAGGTGGCACATGGAGATACTGTATTACTAATTTTTTTTGCTTACTATGATTTAGGTGTTTGACCTAACATATCTCTTAAAGATGGAGCAAATACTTTAACATCTCGTCTAATTTTTTCAACAGTGGTTGAAGTGTTTGGATCGTCAATGTCTGCTTGCATAGCTTCCTCTGATTCATATTCTTGACCTGTTTCTGTATTAGTGAGCGTCGTTTCAGTTTTGACATTGTATCTTGGTATAACTCTACCATCTTCTAGAGTCATAGTTCCTATTTGTTCTGCGTTTTTAATTATAGGCATTTTCTCTCCAATTTAAATTAAAACTTAAAATAACTCTATCTTCATTAGAGGTATTTGTTTTTACCTCATGTTGTAACCATGATGGGAAAAAAATCAATGAATTTTCTTTTGGCTCAAAATTAACGCTGTGAGCAGTGTGTATAGACGCATTTTTTGTTTTTGGAGGTGATAGTACCTCAGCTTGTGGTTTAGGCTCAAAAAACACTAAATCTCCGCTTTTAGGAGGCACTTTTAAATAGTATACTCCTGATAAAAAATTATAAGGATGTGTGTGCACGTTATTTCTAGATCTTGGTGGATTAATCATACCCCATAAACCTGTCATTTCAGGTACGTATTTATCTTGCACACTTAAATGATTAAAACATTCTTTTGCATTTAGTAAAATATCTCCCACAGTGCTTTTAAATTCTTCATCTTTATATAAATCATCGTGACTATGCCAACCACCTACATTAGATCTAGGCATGCCCTTTTCATCTTTAGCTTTGATTTCATAAAGTCTATCTATTAAATGATCGTGGCCCTTGCACTCTGCTATGAAGACCGGTGTTATGAATAGTGATTGTAGCTTCATTCGTTACTCCTATTAATGTTAAAAGCAAATGTTACTCTTTCATAATCTTTTTCTTGAACATTTACTTGATGAGGAGTTGTTGATGGAAACAGTAACATGTCGCCTTTTTCTCCTCTGTATTGAAAATTATTTTCTGTAAAAATTGTATTATCCTGATTGCTATAATAAATAATGCCAGATAAAAAACCACTGTGGTGATGCACTGGATTATAATTACCTTTGTATGAATAATTTATCCAAATATCATAATTATCAAAATGACCGTACCATTTTCTTATAAAATAATCTCTATGATTACCCCCAAATAATTCTGCACATGAACGTAATGTAAAAGCAAGCCAATAAGATGAACTAATTAAATTTTCAGGTACACTTGTTTGATAATAATTTGTTGATGAGCCTACGTTATCATGAAATTTTAGATGACTTAGTTTATGATTTTTTATTTTATCACACTCTTTTTTCCAATTATCTAATTCGTCAATAATTTCATGAGGCAAACGTAAGATTTTTATATTCTCTGTCAAAAAATTACAGTTGTCCTTTTGTAACTTCCATATCAGCTACAGTTATGTGTACTTGATTAGCTGCGTTAGCTTGCACTTTCAGCACGTCAGATTCTTGCAAGACGATCATGCCTCCCGTAATTCCGTCGTGTTGATTTAGTAAATCTACCGTTGCTCCTGCAGCTATGCTTTTTTGATGAAACTGTTTGAATGTTGCAGAACTTCTAACTGTTTGAACATCAAGAAGTGTAGCACTACCAGAATCATTACATACTATAAAAGATTTAATTATTATAGTAGTAGGCGGAACAGGTGGGGTTGCACCAGGATTTGCTGTAGGCACAGTTATCAAAGTTGTTAGGTCTGTCGTAGTGACATCTAACATAGGTCCTCTAAATGTATTAGCCAAGGAAAAAAGTCTCCGATTCTGTTTCTTCTTTTAAATCCTGTTGAAAGTTTGTGTTAAGCAGAAAAACTATTTGATCTAACAATCTAATCATTTGGTCAAACTGACTGGCATCATATTCTTGTGTAGCGTTTGGTAATCTAGTTATTGTAATTTTAGCCATTATCTTCTTCCGTCTGGTCTAATTTCTAGTTTTTGTGAACCTAATCTCCAAGGTGTATCATCAACTGTATCAGTTGTATATCGTATTTTAGCCATAAAAACCTCTAAAAGGATTAAAAAAATATCCTAACCCACCAGTGTTCATGTTTAGTCCTTGACCCCTGTTCTGCACTAAACTTGCAATTCCCTCTTCTATCTTATTTAGTCTATCATTGATACCACTAAACTGATCGTCGTAACCAATTAATTGTTGGCCTACTCTATTAAAAAGACCTGCGTCAGGTATTTGTTGAGTTGAAGCAATTGAATTATCACCTGACATAGGTGTTTGTTCAGATACGGGTACACTAGGAGGTGTTACATTTAACATTCCAGGTGGTGAAGTATTAAAGTTTGCATTTGATATATTTACTCCTAAAGGAACCTGTTGAGGTATATATTCGGGTAATTGACTTTCATATTCCTGCATTGTTTTAGTTGGATATCCTTTAGTGTCCATAACATCTTTAAAGTAAGCTAAAAAAGCAGGTGTTTTTTGATCTCTTTGAGTCATTCGCATTTGCATGCGTTCTACTAAAGCATCGCCTTGTAATTGATTATCTTGAGGTCTTGATAATGCACCACCAGCCAAAGGGTTTTGATAAATAGGATTAGTGATCATCTTCTACCATCTGGTCTAATTTCTAATTTTTGTGAACCAAGTCTCCACGGTGTATCATTTACTGTGTTGGTAGTGTATCTTATTTTTACTGCTCTACCTCTACCCCTAACGCTTATTTTTTCAGTTGTGCTTGTTATTGTTCCGCTTGTTTGCACGTTTGATGCTGACTGAGGGTATTGTTCTAAAGTTAATTGTGCAGTCATGGTATTTGCTAAGTTGTCAAAATCAGGTACTAGTTTATTTACAGACATAAGCTGATCACCATCTGCTATTTCAACAGATCCTGTTTCTAAAAATGCAGTTATGGCTGTGCCATCTGCTTGATTATTACCAGTCTCATGCTCAAAAATAGATGACGCACCAGCAGTTAAACCTAATATGCTTGTAGCGTTTGCAGTTGCAGACGCACTATATTCTGTTGCTATTGGTTTTTCATACACGTAAGCGCCTAACCATGTGGTTCTTGCAAGATTTATTGTATACCAAGTGCCTTCTAAATAATTGTATGCAACACCTCTGTCTATTTGAGTTGCATTAGCTGAGGGATAATACCAAATTATTTCATTAAAAGCTGTATTAAGACCAACTGCAATGTCATTTTTGTTTGTGTAACTTAAATCATCAAATACAAAATCTTGAACGGTGCAAGGCATTTTTTTAACAACACCATCGTATAAGTAGAAAGCATTGTCAGACATCCAATAAGCAACTCCATTAACTTCTATAGCTGCGTGTTGTGCAATTAATCCAGCATTAGCTCCAAGTTGTCTAAGACCAAAAGTAAAAGGTGTGCCAACAAATTGTATTCCGTGTAATGATGTATCAGTCCAAACTAATATTTGACCAGTTGATTTTACAGCGCCAACAATCCTAGATCCATCTGTTATCCTCAAAGATCCTGCTTCGTTTGTAGCGACGGGAGTATAGTCTGTTGCATCTTCTCTATCTGAAAATCTAAATAACAAATCGTCTTGTGTAGCGGAGTTACCTATCGTTGTCTCCGTGCCAAATATTAATAAATGTCTTGTATCTGTTGAAACTAAACTAAACCTTGATGCTGTTGGAGCGTTTGATAAAGCAGTGGCTCTTGCAGCTAAACCACCAGATGTGTCCCATACAAATGTGCCACCATCCAAAGCTGTAGCAATTAAATCTTCACCGAAATTATCTAATGACCAGTTTCTTGCTGCAACCACAACATTAGATGATGATCTTGGTGTATCCCAAGTGCTTGCACCCCATGTTTCTGTTCCCCAACCATATCCATAAGTAGAAGTTGTTGGACCAGAATTTATTTGGTAACTAGCATCTGTTGAACCACCACCCGCAGCTGTAGTGCCAGATGCATTTGTACCCGCGTCTATTGTATAAGTGTTAGCAGTGGGCACAGACAAAATTTCAAACTCTGCGTTAAAGTCTATACCATCTACGACGTTCGTGGCAGAGCCATTATCAAAAGTAACAAAAGCACCAACCTCAGCTAAA